CGGATCGCCGAGAACGCGGAGATGCCGGCCGAAGCGGCAGATATGTACGGAATGAAACTTAGAAAGTCCATCACGAATCGTCCGCCACGTTGTACTGAGGCATCACAGCGATCACGGTCGCGGGAAACGGCCCGTCCGCACGCCAATAGACCTGTCCGAGCTTGTCGTAGTCGCCCTCGAAGCGCTCGCGCACAACGCCGGAGAACAGCGGCGTGGCGTCACCGTACTCGGCGCCCCAATTGCGGTGCAGGATCTCCGTCAGCGTGTCAACATCCGGCCCGACGCGCAGCCCTAGCGTGTCAACAAGCCACAGCCCGAGGCGGTGGATGCGGGAAGTCTTACCTTGCTTGGAGCCGTCACTCGTGCCGCCTTCCGACGGCATAGTCTCGCCGTCGCTGGTGTACGAGTAGCCGAGCGTCTTGATGGAACCTGAGATGGCCGGCGTGACCTTCCCGTTGGTCACAGCCTGCGCGGGCTGCACTTTACCGTCGATATAGAGCACGACGGACTCACCTTCAAGGTGCCAAAGGCCTGTGACGGCGGCGGCGCTCGCCGGCGAGTCGATCTGAGTCCAGCCGCAGTCGAGATAGAAGGCGTCTTCCTGCTCGTCCTCCACTTCCCAAATCTTCGACATATACTCGATGTATCGCTTCTCGCCGCCGTTGATGTAGCGCTGCACGACGCAGTAAAGCTCGTCGCGCGTCTCGTCAGGCGATGTCACAGCGGCGACGCTCTCCACGACCGGAATGAACAAACTACCGCTGTCGCTAAAGCCGCCGAGCTCGTGCCGGTGCCACGCGACGACTTCGTGATCGCGCTCGTAGGTCAGGCCGAGCAGCACGCCGTCCGAACGCACGCACCAGTTGATCGCCTGCGGCTGACTCTGAAAGGTCATTTCCGTGATAGCCGGACGAGTGATGTGCTCCGCGAGCATCGTCAAATCCGGCGCCTTGAAGCCGTCGACTTCAAAGACGTAGGCGAGCTCGCGCACCTTGCGCGAGGCGCGCTGGACGAACAGCACGGCGCGGCCGGCCTTGACCGGCGCAACGCTGGCGCTGCCGTGCTTAGTCATCGGCTTGCCTGTGATGTTGGTCGGCGTGAGCACTTCGCCCAACGTCGAGGCGCGGATCTGCCACTCGCCGGCGGACGTGCCTGCAAGCAGGCCCTTCTCGTCGGCGACAAGCCACTCGATCGCGTTGACGTCGTCGGAGTTCAAGACGATGCTGACGGCGTTGTCCGCAGCGACGGTGCCTGCCGTACTAGACGGCGAGAAGTTCGTGTACAAGCCCGTCTTGGAGCCGTCGACCCGCTGCGGGAAGCTCGTGGCGCCGGCGAGGAACAGCCGGTCTTCGAAGAACGTGCCGCATGCCGGGTAGCCGGTTGTGTCGGAGTACACCCCCAAGCGCCAGGTCGCCTTCGCGTTCGTGTTCGTGAGCGTCGACAGCACTGTTACGGTGACAACAGTCGTCGACGTCCAGCCGGTGATCTCTACATAGCCCCAAGTGGAACCTTCGAGAATACGGATCAGCCGCCCGACATCAGTAGAGGCGAAGCCTGCGCCGCCGTTGATGCCTGTGACGGCACTTGCCGTAAGCGTCACGCCTGCGCCAGTCGCGGCGCTCGGTGTGAGCGTCGTCGCCGTCGTGTTCGCGGTGTCGTATGGGCCGTCCGTGAAGACGAGATCCGACAGCGTCCATGACGTCGCGGAGTTCCGCACAAGCTGCTGCGGCGGGAACTCAGGATGAAAGATGTAGAGCGTGTCCGCCGACTGCACCCAACGGATGTCCGCCAGATCCGTCTCGTCGAAGGCCGTGGCGACTTCGATAATCTCCGCGACCGTGCCGCCTGACGTGTACGTGTCGTAGGCCGTGCTGTTGACGTTACTGCCGCCAGAGTCCGTAAGCTCAAACGTGTTCGAACCGGCGGTCACGTTGGCGACTGCGAACTCGCGATTGTTGACCTGCGTCATGCCTACCACGCCCGTCACGATGACCCGGTCGCCGGCCGTGTACGTGTCCGCGCCGACGTACGTCAGCACGCCGGGGTTCGCCTTGCTGATCGCACTGATGTTCTGCGCCGTCGCGGTCAGGATGCCGTGCTCGGTGAAGAACCTGATGTACTGGTGTCCGAACTCCAGAATGTACGTCTGGCTCGTCGAGTAACGGAACGGCACCAGCCGCGAGACGCGACCGTGGTGCTTGGTTTGATGCAGGAAAGCCATGCCGGGTCGGCGCGTCCAGGCGCCTTGCACAAGCGGGATGCCGTTCAGGCAAGTGAAGAGTCCGCCTTTGTAGGCGTCAATGTCCTGGCGCCCGAGTAGCAGGGCGCTCAGTTCGCCGGCGTTGAAGCCGTTCTGGATGTAGGAAGCGCGGCCCATTTAGAGCCTCGCCAAAACCCACTCGTCCTCGGGAAAGTCCTGCGCGCCCTTCTCGATCGCGCCGAGGCGCCGCGCTTCCGCGATGGCGAAGTCGTACTGGCCCTGCACGCTGGTGATCTTCGACGTGCTCTGCGTTATCTCCTCGCAGCACTGAAGTGCGAGACGGCAAGCGAACGCCTCGATGAAAAGGTCGTCGTAGAAGTTCGGGTCGTCGATGAACGCGATGTACTTGATTTCCAGCGGACCGCTCGTCGTCGTCAGGATGTGCAGCCCTTCGATCTTCCAATCGACGTTGATGCCTGATTCGTCATCACGCAACAGCCGGATGAAGTCGTTCGGCTTGCTGTAACGGTTCCAGTCGCCCCATACCGGGCCGTCGCCGTCAGCGGCAATAGAATCCCGCTTGATCGCGCAGGTCCAATCGTAGCGCCGGAGCTCGGCGCGCAGCATCGGCACGTACGCCAGGTTCAGCGTGCGCGCGTTCGGATGGTCCTGCGTGAGCGCTTCGAGCTTGCGCGATACCCCGAGCTTTTGGAGCGCGAGGTTTGCGATCTGGACTTTGGAGACGGCCATTGGCGGCCGTCCTTACTCCACGTCGCAGATCAGCGCGATCGTGTACGTGTCGGCTTCCGTGCCCGGATCAAGCGCGGCAAGCGCTTGAAAGCCGGCGGTGAGAGTCTTCGCTTCGCCGGCACGGAAGTCGAATCCGAAGCCAGGGTAGTGCGGCTCGTACAGCGTCGGCGTAGCGATCGGCACCGGATAGCCGGCGGCAACGGCTTGGAAAGCCGACGTGCCCGCGGAATAAGCCCCGAGGGTGTTCTGCCAGCCGCCGTCGTCGAACAGGAACCGGCCGATAGCTGACGCGCGCTGCGCGCCGGTGAGCGGCCAGGTGACGTTGTTGCCGACCGCGGCGGGGATCTCCGCAGTCTTCCACAGGATCATGTCGAAGTTGAGCGCCACGATGACGACGGTGCCGTTCGACGTGATGCCCAGATGCGCAGCCAGGATCGAGCCGCGCGTGAAACCGGAGAAGTCGAACACCGGACGAACGACCGAGCCGGCCGTTGCGTGGTTGCTGATCTCGTCGCCGGCGGCGAAAGCCGTGGTGTCCGCCAGCCTGACGAACGAGGACGTGACGCGGGTCAGCATCGGCTTAGATCGCGGGCCAGGGGGCTTCGACGATCCTCGACTTGATCTTGTCGATGTGCCGGAGCAGCTTGCTCCTGCCACTGCCGCCCTCGTAGGCGGCCTTCAGAAAGTAGATCCCGATGTCGATGCTCGCCGGCACAGCCGCCGCGTTCGCGGTCGCCACATCGACATCATCGCCGCCGGCTTGAGAAGCGACGCTGGTCGCCATCTCGGTCGTGGTCAGGGAGAAAACGGTTGCTTCGTTCGCCATCGGATCTCCGAAAAAAGCCCCGAGCGGCCTAGGGGAAAGCCGCTCGGGGAATTACAACTACTCAGGCAGCACGTAGTCGACTTCCATCAGCGCGTCGGTCGGCGTGCCGGTGACGGTGACGATCGTGTGGGCGAGGTCGACTTCGACATCGTCCTGCGCGCCGGCCGCGGTGAGCGCGGCGGCGAACCCGTCACGCAGCGACTGCCTGCGCAGCGCCGGCGTGAACACCGTGGCCGTGGCCGCTTCCGCGCGGATCTGGCCGGTGCTGACGTTGACAGCCGCGAAAGCGTCGGCGTCGATCACGACGCCATCCGGCCTGTAGAGGCCGATTGCGGTAGCACCGGTGGTCGTGGTCGCCTGCGTCATGCGCACGCTCAGAACGCGAGCGCGCAGCGGGATGCGAACGAAGGTGTACCACTGGCCGACCGTGCCGCCGGTGTAGCTGGCGGCAGCGAGGAAGCCCTGCGCGGTGCGAACCACGCCGCCCTTTTCGAGCGAATTGACCTTGGTGATCGGGGTCGCCGACTGGTCGAGAACGACTTGTGAGGTGGATACAAGAGCCATGTCTGTTTCTCCTTAAATCTGGTCGTCGGCGAGGACTTGGATCAGCTTGCCGGCTTGCAGACGGGTCGCGCCGACCGTCATGCAGGTGTAAACCTGCATTGCGTGACGCTTGTCGTTCCGCTCGCTCAACTTGGCGACGATGTCCTTCCACACGCCCAGGTGCATGCCCGACTTGAGCCAGATCGGGACCAGGCGGTTGCCGCTGACGATGGTCAGGCGCTCGGTGAGGGTGAAGTCTACGCCCATGAAGCGCTTGACCCGGCCGTCGACGAGGACCGCGGTGTTGCCGTAATCCTTGTTCGCGACCTGCATTTCCTTCAGGAGCGCGTCGTGCTCGAAGCTGCCGATGGCGCTGAACACAGGCTCCATCAGTTCGCCTTTGTTCGCGGCGATCAGCTTCTGGACGGCCGATTGCAACTTGGCGACGTTGATGCTCGACGCCGTGCCGCCGGTGTTGACGCCGACCTGATAGTTGGTGGTGTCGAAGCTCTCCGACGTGGTGCCGTCCTCGCCTTTGTAGGCGGTCGCCCAAAACGCGGCAATGATGATGTCGTCCATCTTGCGGCTCATGCCAGCGGCGGCCGCGACAGCGTACGGGCTGGTGAGCTCGATGATGGCGCGAAGCTGGTCTTCGTTGTCGATCAGCGAGCCCCATTCCACATCGAGGGGGAACACCCAACGCTTGTCTTGCGACAGGTCGAGCAAGGGGGTATCGCCGTGACGCTGCGTCGCAACCTGCGCGGTCGCTTCGCCGAACTGCTCCACGACGCTCGCCTTCTTGCCGACATAGCTGCCGACAGTGACTTTGTCGCGGAATCGCGAGTCCTGCTGTTGCAGCAAGAGCTCGACGTTAGCCTTGTACTGTTGCACTGAGGCTACGGTAATGGAATCAGGCACAATGGCCTCCGAAAAAGTTGGAACTGCGAATCAACCGTTTTGCGCGGTAAGGCTCGCGCTTGCCGGCTTGTCCCAATCTCGGGGGCCTTGCTGGTGACTGCCTTTGCGGGGGCAGGGCCTTGTCCACGCAGTCACCGATATCCAAGACCAGTTTATCACGCCGCTATTTCAGGTCTTCCACGCCTTTCTTTGGCACGCCGAGCGTGTTGCCTTTCTCTACCCAGGCGGCCCACAGCTTCGCCGACTCCAGAATGCCGGCGGCGAACCCGTCCTTGTGCGTGAGCGGGTTCTTCGCCGCGGCTTCCAGGCAGCGCATGCGGATCTCGGGCGGGGTCACTTCTGCTCCGGGTGCATCGCCTTGAACAAGGCGTTCTGCTTCTCCTTGTTCTGCTGATGGCTCGGGTGCCACGGGTCTTGCAGCGACTTGACGACGTT